AATATATAGCACTTAGATATCTAGCTGAAAATGCGTTGAAAATTAACACTTTATCAGGCTTGGTAGATTACATTAAATCTAATCTTGATAGAGCAGACGAGAAGTTATATCTACACATAGCTAGTCACAAATCTGTACATTTAGTTAGCACATTAAAACCTGATGGCAGACGTGAAGAATTAGCAATAGCTGAGGCTATTCTACCAGACTTTTGGTTTGACAGATTCTATGATATGGAAGAGTTTAACGTCGCATTGCAATCAATCTTTGTTAAAAATCCTGATCGTGAAATCTTGTTGAAAGTCGTGGGTAATCTAAAAGAAGACAACGTTAAAACAACTGGTGATGATGGTGTAAGTCAAGCTGTAACTATCAAAACAGGTGTTGCATCAGCAGCAGATGTAAAAGTTCCTAATCCAGTAACTCTAATACCTTATCGTACTTTTGTTGAAGTGGAACAACCTGAAAGTAAGTTTATCTTTAGAATGAAAGACGGACCTAAAGGAGCAATCTTTGAAGCTGATGGTGGAGCTTGGAGAAATCAAGCAATTCTAAATATCAAGAAATACTTGGGAAACCAACTATCAGATGAAATCAAAAAAGGAAAAATCACAATTCTAGCATAGGGAGTGATTTGATGGAATTAAGACCATATCAAGAAGAAGCTAGACAAAAAGTTCAAGAAGAGTGGAAAAATGGTAAGAAACGAACTTTGTTAGTCTTACCAACTGGGACTGGAAAAACGATTGTGTTTAGCAAAATTATCGAAGATAGGGTTAGGAAAGGTGAGCGTGTTTTAGTAATAGCTCATAGAGGAGAATTATTAGAACAAGCATCAGATAAACTCTATAAATCAACAGGACTAAAGACTGCCACTGAAAAAGCTGAACAAACTAGCTTAGGTAGTTTCTATCGAGTAGTTGTTGGTTCAGTTCAAACAATGCAACGTGAGAAACGATTAAACCAATTTCCACCAGAATATTTTGACACAATCGTTATTGATGAAGCACACCATGCAATCTCTGACGGTTATCAACGAGTGTTACACCACTTTGAAAATGCAAATGTCTTAGGTGTAACTGCCACTCCAGACCGTGGAGATATGAGAAATTTAGGATCATATTTTGAAAGCCTAGCTTATGAATATGGATTAGCAGAAGCAATCAAGTCTGGATACCTCAGTCCAATTAAAGCTTTGACCATTCCGTTAAAACTGGATCTATCAAATGTTAAACAACAAGCAGGAGATTTCTCTACTAAGGATTTAGGCACAGCATTGGATCCATACCTCGAACAGATTGCTGAAGAGATGAAGAAACAGTGTTTTGACAGAAAGACAGTTGTATTCTTACCACTGGTTAAAACGTCACAAAAGTTCAGAGATATATTGAACAAACATGGATTTAAAGCTGCTGAAGTTAACGGAGAATCTGGAGACAGAGAACAGGTTTTAAGAGATTACGAAGAAGGTAAATACAACGTTCTATGCAATTCAATGTTGTTAACTGAAGGTTGGGATTGTCCCAGTGTTGATTGTGTAATTGTTCTTAGACCTACTAAAGTTAGAGCCTTATATTCTCAAATGGTTGGTCGTGGAACACGATTAGCACCTGGCAAGAAAGAATTGTTGTTGCTAGATTTCTTGTGGCACACAGAACGTCATGAGTTATGTCATCCAGCTAATTTAATAGCTACTGATGAGGCAGTGGCCAAAAAGATGACTGAAAACATTGAAGAGCTAGGAGCTCCAATTGATCTAGAAGTAGCAGAACAACAAGCTAAAGAAAATGTTGCTTTAGAACGCGAAGAATCACTAGCTAAACAACTAGCTGAAATGAAGAAACGTAAGCGTAAATTAGTTGATCCTCTACAATTCGAAATGTCAATCCAAGCTACAGAACTAACAGATTATGTTCCAAGTTTTGGCTGGCAAATGTCACCGCCGACTGACAAGCAAGTTAAAGCACTAGAGAAATGGGGAATATTCCCAGATGAAATTGAAAATGCTGGTAAGGCTGAAATGTTAATTAACAGATTAGTAAAACGTCGAGATGCAGGCTTATCAACACCTAAACAGATTAGATTTCTAGAAAATCGTGGTTTTCAGCATGTAGGGACTTGGCAATTTGAAGCAGCAACTAAATTAATTAATCGAATTGCAGCTAACGGTTGGAGAATACCTCATGGAATTAAACCGGCAGAATATAAACCGGCTTAGCAGATAAAACTGCTGTACTGCAAGGCTAAAGGGTAGCAATTCCAGTTCGATTCTGGCTTGCAGTGTTATCTCTAGGAAAGGAGAAATTAATAAATTGGAAGAACACAAATTAAATCTATTAGAATTACTAGATTACATTGATCCAGCAATGCTCAACTATCAAGAATGGGTCAATGTAGGTATGGCACTAAAATACGAAGGATACAGTGTCAACGACTGGGATAGTTGGTCACAAAGAGATAGTGCTAGATATCACGACGGAGAAACTGAAAAGAAATGGAATACCTTTGATGGCTCCACTAAACCAGTTACAGGAGCAACTATCACACAGTTGGCCAAGGATAATGGCTGGAAACCATACTCAGCTGATAACAATGATAGTTTTGATTGGGGAGATAGTTTTGTTGCCTCAATCGATAAAGGTTATCAGTTAATCAATAAAGATTACATTGACGGAGAAAAAGTCTTACCACCAACAACATGGAATCCGGTCAAACAAATCACAGATTATATTGAGACCTTATTTAGTGCAGATGACATCATATCATATGTGAATGATGGATATAAACACGAGCAAGGAGATCATGAGAAATGGCTACCTAACAGGGGTGTCTACACAAAAACTGCAGGTCAAATTATAGATGAACTGAGAAAAAGTAACGGTGATGTTGGAATGGTGTTGGGAGATCCTAACGTTGAAATGGGAGCTTGGATTAGATTCAATCCATTAGACGGTAAAGGGATAACTAATGAGAATGTTGTTGATTATCGTTATTCGTTAGTCGAAAGTGACAGTATGTCGATTGAACAACAGTATGAAGTTCTAAAAAAGCTAGAATTGCCAATCGCAGTGTTGGTTCATTCTGGTGGTAAAAGTCTACATGCGATCGTTAAAGTAGATGCACAAAACTATCCACAATATCAAGAACGTGTGGATTATCTCTACAAGATTGTTGAGAAAAATGGACTAAAAATTGACAGACAAAATAAGAATCCATCTAGACTAACACGCTTACCAGGATTTGAAAGAAATGGAAAGAAACAATATATCGTTGATAAAAATATTGGCCAAGCTAATTGGGACGAATGGAAAGAATACATTGAAGATTTAAACGACAATTTGCCAGAAATGGAAAATATGGCTGGTTTGTTTGATAAACCAATCGAACTAGCTCCAGAGTTGATAGGTGGAGTTTTAAGACAAGGTCATAAGATGTTAATTGCTGGTCCATCTAAAGCTGGTAAATCATTTGCCTTAATTGAATTAGCTATCAGTATTGCAGAAGGCTGGTCATGGTTTGGTTTTCCAATAAATCATCCGGGGAGAGTGCTATATGTAAACTTGGAGCTTGATGATAGGTCAGCAAGCAAAAGGTTTGTAGATATCTATAATCAATTAGGACGTGGCCACGAAAATGTTAAGAACATAGATGTTTGGAATTTACGTGGTAAAACAAGTCCAATGGATAAGCTAACACCTAAGTTAATTCGTAGAGCTGCCAAGCAAAATTATACTGCTGTTATCATTGATCCAATTTATAAAGTTTTAACCGGTGATGAAAATAACGCTCATGATATGTCGATCTTTGTTAATCAGTTTGACAGAATTGCAACCGAACTAAATTGTTCAGTTATCTATGCTCATCATCATTCTAAAGGTGCTCAAGGTGGTAAGAACTCAATGGACCGTTCATCTGGTTCAGGAGTATTTGCTAGAGATCCAGATGCAATCTTGGATTTAATCGAGTTGCCAGTTACAGAAGACAGATACATCTACAAAGAAAATGAAGTTATTTGCGAGTTGTACAACCAAGCAATTAAACATTATGTTCCTAGCTATGACAGAGTTGGACTAGATGATAAATTTAGCAAAAAACAAATGGAACATCATCTAATGAGTGCGATTAACACATTAGATAATTCGCAGGAAATATTGAAGTACGTTGACGAGCAGAAACAAAAAGCTATTCAATCAGTTAGACAAGCTACTGCATGGAGATTAGAAGGAACATTACGTGAATTTCCTAAATTCAAGCCAGTTAATGCTTGGTTTAGATATCCGATTCATGTTTTGGATGAAACCTTGCAAGACATAAAGCTTGAAGATGATAGCCAAAAAGAAAAATGGAAAAAAGGCGTTCAGAAGTCTAATCAAAATCGTAGTGAAAAAACTCAGCAAGAGTTAGAAGAAGCCTTTAATGTTTTGAGTGTGGATGATGGACCAGTTGAAATCAGTGCTTTAGCCGATTATTTAGAAATAAGTAAGAGAGCTGTATATAACAGAATTAAAAGAAGCGGGAAATTTAAATCAGATAGTGGTGTTTTATATAAAACTAATAATAACAATAAGTAGAATTTTTATTTTGAGAAGTCACAGCTATTTAGGTGTGACACTTCACTTCTTCGTGAATATCTAAATAGAAATGACAGTGAATGACAACTCAAAAACCCTTGTCATTTCTGGTGTCACTGTGTGTTGTCACTGCTCCCTTTGGGGAGTAGCAGTGACAAAGCACAACCAGTGACCGGAAAATAGCTGTGACAGAAAGAATATAAGTAAAATATTTGAGGTGTAATAATGTACAGATTTTTTGTTCCAATGAAAAAAATACCTAGAACGACACATCAACAAAAACAGGTTCACGTTGTTCATGGTAAACCAATTTTTTATGAGCCAAATGATCTAAAGTTAGCTAGACAGAAATTTATGGCTAACCTTGCTAGATATATTCCAGATGAAAAAATCACTGGAAAAATCAGATTGATGATTAAATGGTGCTTTGATTCTAATGGAAAGTATCCAGATGGAACTTTCAAAGATACAAAACCAGATTTAGATAATAGTGTGAAATTACTACAGGATTGTATGACCAGTTTAGGATTTTGGGAAGATGACAGATTCATTGTGAGTTTAATCGTTGAAAAATTTTGGTCAGATATTCCAGGAATTTTTATTCAAATCGAGGTGGTGAATGATGAACTGGGATGGTTTCTTTAAGGATTTACAGAAGTGGATGGAAGCATCAAATATGATGATGCAGAAGTTAGGATTGGGTAGTTCGCAGTATTGGAAATGGTGTATTGAGACACTAGGTGTACTTGAAAATAGGTATCCACATCCTTTAGTTGTTAAATTTTTAGTAGACATCTTGTCATACCAAGATGAAGCTGTTAGTCAAATTCAAGGGAGGAAGCAAAATGAAAATAGAATCAGCTAGAGAAAAGCGATATATGGTTGGAGATGTTGTAGAATGTGGTGGATATATGATGATTGTTAAAAATTATCCTATATTTGAAGATTTAAATGATTATGCAGTAGTTAACTTAGCAACTGGTGAGGTTTCCAAAGGATATCTAAGTATAAGAGAACTAAATGATAACTTTTTACATGATGCTCCAGTTGTGAATGCAAAATTGGTGATTGAATAGAATTATCGCAGTGTAAGAATAGTCTTTAGATAGCTGGATAAAGGAGCATGTAAAAATGAATGGAAATATTGATGATTTATTTGGAGAATTAACAAAAGAGCAAAAGCAAGCTAAGTTAGCAGAATGGTCATGCAAAGTGGATGTACTAACAGTAATGCTAAATGCAGTCGAAGATGATTTAGAAAATAGATTGTCGAATCAATTTAAGTTCAGAGAGTTTAATGAATTTAAAGATGAATTTAGCAATTTAGTATTTGGATTTAACCAGTTAGATCTCAAACTTAAATTAACTCAGGTACGTTAAAAAAAGCATGCGAATTGACAAAATTTAACGCTTTGAATGGAGGAAACAAAATGAGCAGAAAAAAAGATAGAAAAAGAAAAAACTTTACGATATTTTTAGCAAATGGGAAGACATTACATTTTACTAACGTTTCAAAAAAAGAAGATCTTATAGATGAAAAAGGGTATCCATATTTAGTACTTCATTATTTTGATAAAAGGATAAATAAGCAAAGAATTGCTTATTTTGAAATGACAAATGGAAATGTTATTGGATATGCAGAAGATAAATAATAATTTACGAAAGGAGTGATATTAATGTACAAATCAAGACCTATAACACAAGTGATCCATGAGAACATTAATTATATTTTAAACAGAGAGAAATTAACTAAAGAATCACTGTATAAAGAAGTTGGACATCAGAAAATTATTTACAATTCAAGTGCAAACACATCTATCCAGAAGTTAGAAGAGATAGCCAAGTTTTTAGGAACTAATCTTCCAGACTTAGTAACTGATTGGAAAGATGGATCTTATCCAGATGAACATGAAGAGTATGATCGTGGTTATAGTGACGGCAGAAAAGACATGTTAAAAGAAATCATTGAAAAGGAGGCTAAATAGTGAAGTTATATTTAGTTGAATATTTTATTAACAATAAACTGCATAACATGATTGTGCGAGCAAAAAATCACATAGAAGCAGAAACACAAGTTAAAGTGTCTGTAATAGCTAACATTCATGATGATAATTTTTAGGAGATGTAAGTATGAATTTTGATATGAAAGGCGAAATATTATTTGAAGATGGTTTGAAAGTTCATTTTAAATGTTACAGAGGACAACGAACAAATACCATTAAATATTTTGATGAAAATAATGAAGAAGTACCATATAACAAAATATGGGGTAGACGATATGAATACTGCAAATTAACAAACATTGACGGTACTCTGTTTTATCAAAATAATGTTATTGCACGTTCGGAGTAAGTTTAATGGAATTAATAAAAAACACGCTCCCTGAAATAAGAGACGTGCCAATCTAACATGAATATATTATATCATAGGGAGCGTGTAGAGCTGTGGAGAATATAGAATTATTACCAGACTTTAACATTGATGAAGTGAAAACGGCAAATAGAGTTGAGAAATTTTTATTAAAGGCAATACCACTTTTTGAGGCTCAATCACAGCTTGAACAACTTCAAAGCCCTAGCCTTAGTGGAATGCCTGGTGGTGGAAGTATGGAAAATGGTACTGAAGAAAAGATACTACAAAAAATGGTAGCTAGTGATAAACTCTTTCTTATAAATCGTGCAATTAGTTATTGTCCATATAACAAGAACTATATTTTACAAGAGCTGTATTTGGAAGGAAAGCCTGAGTATATTTTACGTAAAGAACTACATTACAGCAGAAGTAGATTTTGGAAGTTAAAACAAGAAGCATTAATATGGTTTGCTGAGATATTTGCTCCATATTATGATTTACGAGTGAAAAAGTAAACATTCGCAAGACATTCATAAAACAATGACAAGACACCATGTCAAAAAATAGATGCTATAATTATATTGTGAGTAAAACCGATTAATACCTATTATTGAAAATATTTTAAGTCAGTCTAAGCAGGCTGGCTTTTTATTTTGGAGAAAATTATGAAGGATAGTATAGATTTCGGAAAGGTACAAACTTATGAAGAACTGAAAATGTTACGAGAGTTAGAAAAACATTACAAGAAACATCCGGTAAAACATAAGCGTAAGTATAGTAAGGATACAAGTAAGATTAAATTAAAAGGTGGTGGGTGATATGGTGTGAAGAAAAGTGAAGAAAAAGGCCCTTTTTTTGAATTAACTAAAAGGCAAAGAAAAGCCGTTGTTATGCTATATGAAGGTACTTATACCAACAAAGAAATTGCAGAAATACTTCACTGCTCAGAGAGCTTAATTTATAAGTGGAAACGTGAAAATAAATTATTCCAACAAGCTAGAAGACAATATGAAACTATGATTATTGAAGATAAGTATGTTTCAGAAGCAATGCAATCTATTTATGCTTTAGTTAAAACAGCTAAATCTGAAATGGTTAGATTACAAGCTGCTATTTCTATTTTGAAGTTGGCTGGTAGGTTAACTGATAGCAGTACGCCAGAGTTAGATAAAGCTAAGGTACGTAAGGCAAACGCAGAAGCAGATATTGCACGTTGGAGAGCTGATGAACTCACTAGTAAAAACAAGTCAGATGATTCTACTGTTTTAGTTGATGATATAGGAGATGTAGAAGATGAGTAAAGTTATTAGAATGACTGGGATGGTTAATCCACACTTCTACAAATTATGGACTACTAAAAAATCATATATCATAGCTAAAGGTGGACGCGGTTCATTTAAATCATCTGTTATTAGTTTGAAGTTAGTTACATCAGTTAAGAAGTGGACGCAGTTGCACAAGAAAGTAAATGTTGTGTGTATTCTGGCCAACAAATCAGATTTACATGATACAGTTTACAGTCAAATTATGTGGGCCTTAGATATGCTTAATTTAAGTGATGAGTACAATTACTACAAGTCACCATTAAGAATTACACATAAGCTAACCGGTAGTACGTTTTATTTCTATGGTGCTGATAATCCACATAAACTTAAATCTAACAAGGTAGATAATATCATTGCTGTTTGGTTTGAAGAAGCAGCGAATATGAAAGGTGTAGATGTGTTTGATCAATCTATACCTTCTTTTATTAGACAAAAGCCAGATTACGTTGATGATGTAAAAGTTTATTTTTCATACAATCCACCACGTAATCCTTATGAGTGGATAAATGACTGGGTAACTGCTAGAGAAAAAGACCCAGAATATTTTGTTGATACGAGCACTTACTTAGATGATGAATTAGGATTCACAACTGATCAGCAATTAAAACTGATTGAAAGCTATAAAAATAATGATTATGACTATTATCGTTGGTTGTATCTGGGTGAAGTCATTGGACTTGGCACTAATATTTACAACATGGATAATTTCAAAGCATTAAAAGAGTTGCCAAGTGATGATTACATTACAAATTGGTTCTGTGCTATTGATTCTGGCCATGAAGTATCTGCTACTACATTTGGTGCTTATGGATTGACTAGAAAAGGTAATGTAATTTTATTGGATACCTATTATTACAGTCCACAAGGTAAGGAACATAAAAAGCCACCTAGTGAGTTATCTAAAGACTTGTATTCATTCATTAATAAGTTAGCCAAACAATTCAAAAAGCCGGCAACTAAATTAACAATAGATTCTGCTGAAGGTGCTTTAGATAATCAGTTCTACAATGATTACGGAGTACATCTTCATAAGGTAGCAAAATTAAAAAAAGTAGACATGATAGACCGTGTGCAAAATATAGTTGCTCAGGGTCGTTTTTATTATCTGGATACTGAAGCAAATAAGATCTTTATTGAAGAGCATAGAAATTACAGATGGGATGAGAAAACTTTAAATAGTGATGATCCTAAAGTTATCAAAGAAGAAGACCATACATGCGACCAATTTCAGTACTTTGTGCGAGATAATGAACGCTTGCTAGGTTTGAAATATTAAGGTGGTGGAGTGATGTCATTAATTCAACAAATAAAAGATTGGTTTAGGAAAGGAGGTGCCAAGTTAGGAATGGTAAAGAGTTTAACTAACATTACTGATGATGATAGAGTTTCAATTGATCCAATGGAATATGAACGGATAAAGTTGGCCAAGTTGTATTACAAAGATGATTTACCAAAAGTTAAGTATCGTAATTCATACGGTGAATACAGACAACGTCCGTTGAGTTCACTAAACGTTACTAAGTTAGCATCTAAGAAATTAGCGTCAATTATCTTTAATGAACAATGTTCTTTATCGTTAGAAGATGAAACGACAAACGAGTTCATCAATGAAGTAATTCAAAATAATAAGTTCAATATGAGATTTGAGCAACGCTTAGAAACTGCTATTTCATTAGGTGGTTTAGCTGCTAGACCTTATGTTGATGATAATGATGTTATTAGGATAGCTTGGGCTAATGCAGACCAATTCTATCCATTACGTAACAACACTGATGATATTTCTGAATGTGCTTTTGCTAGTCGTACAGTTAGAACTGAGAATGATAGAAATGTTTATTATACGTTGCTTGAGTTCCATGAGTGGGATGACGCTAAAACTTATCACATAACAAATGAGTTATATCGTTCTTATCAATCAGACGTAATTGGAGAACAAGTAGCACTTGAAACTTTATATCCTAATTTAGCACCAGAATTAACCTTTACTGATGTTATTACTAAACCATTATTTGCATATTTCAGAACACCAGGGGCTAATAATAAAAATTTAGATAGTCCGCTTGGTGTTGGTATTGTAGATAATTCTAGGAATGTAATAGATGCTATCAATCGAACTCATGATATGTTTGTACATGAAGTTAGAATGGGAAAACGTAGAATTGCAGTTCCTGCTGAAATGTTGAAACCTACTGGCAATCTGTATGGAAATGAAGTAGACGACGCTCATCCGGTCTTGTTTGATAAGGACGAAGATGTTTATCAAGGTATGTATGGAGATACAGATAAGCTGAGTGTAACTGACTTAACTTCTGATATTCGTTCAACTCAATTTAAAGAGTCAATTGATTACTTCTTACGTGAGTTTGAGCAACAGATTGGTTTTAGTTCTGGTACATTCTCTTATGATGGTCAAGGAGTTAAAACAGCTACTGAAGTTGTCAGTGAAAATTCTGCAACCTACCAAACACGTTCTAGTTACTTAACTCAAGTAGAGTTGTTTTTAAATCAGTTAGTTAATGCAATTCTTGAAGTAGCTAGTGTGGGACAATTCTTTTCTGATGGTAAACCTAGATGGACTGGCAGTGTATCAGATGTTGAGTTGTCTGTACATTTTGATGATGGTGTGTTCATTGATAAAGACAAGCAACGAGCTGATGAGATGCAGTTAGTTGCTGCTGGAATTATGCCAAAGCTTGAATACTTAAAACGTAATTTTGGTTTGAGTGAAGAAGATGCTCAAAAATGGTTAGCTCAAGTTACTAATGAACAACCAGACTTTTCTCAAGGCTCATTTCAAGAGCCAATAGATGGAGATAGTAACGAGGTGTAGTCTATGGATTCAAGACAGAAACTAGACCAAGACACTAATAACATTGCTAATCTATATTCTAATTTAGAAGATAAGATATTTTCTGAGATTATCAAAGTGTTACAACGTGGGCACTATGAAGATGTAACACAAGATAATGTTGTTCAGTGGCAAGCACAGCAATTGTCACAAATGGGAGCATTAACCAAAAGAGTAATTGATTTAATGGCAGACTTTGACGGTATCTCACCTAGTGAAATTGAGACTATCTTAAAACAAGATGGATATGAGATATTAGATGAAGTCAGTCAAGAATTGAAGTACAGTGGCCAAGTTAATCAGCCAATCAGTGATGAGAGCTGTAACATGCTTGATTCAATGGTTAGACAAACTACAGATACCTTAAACAATACGATTAATCAAACTCTGCTTAGTCGCAATTATGGTGTTAATCCTGTTATGCGAACGTATCAGGAAATTTTAAAACGTTCAACAATTGAAACTGTAACTGGACTTAAAACTCATGATAGAGCAGTCAAGGACGCTATTTACCAACAATTAGATAAAGGTATCGAAGTTATGAGAGATAAGTCTGGACGTGCATGGTCCCTTGAAGGTTATACACGTATGGTACTTACGACAACATCTAATAGGACTTACAATGATTTACGAACTAAACGAATGCAAGAGTTTGGCCAAGTTTTATGTTTGATGTCTAGTCATCCTAACAGTCGTGAAGCATGTGCTTATATTCAAGGTAAAGTAGTCAACATTGTTCCAACTGATGATCCTAATTACAATGACAAGTATGATTCTATCTATAATCATGGTTATGGTGAACCTGCTGGAACATTAGGAATTAACTGCAGACACAAATTATTTCCATTTACTCCAGGCGTCAACGTGAATAACATGACCCAGTATAATCCTAAAGAAGCAATTAGGAATGGTAATTTACGTCAAAAGCAACGCTACTATGAACGTTCAATCAGAGACGCTAAAAAACGTTTAAAAATTGCCGAAGAATTAGAAGACGAACAAATGATAACTCGTACCAAAACACTAATTTCAGCACGTCAAAAGAAGTTAAGAGCGTACATCAAGGAAACTAATAAGATGTATGGTAACAAGCGTAATGTTTTGACTAGAGATTATGATAGAGAGCAAATAACTTATAGAAAGAAAAAGCTTGATCAAAGTGATAAAACAGAATCTCAAAAACATGTAGAAGCTAAAATAAAGAGTGGTCAATGGGGAACTAAGATTAATCCAGAAAAACAAGCACCACATATGGAATCTACAAAATTAGAAGGTAAGAGTTATTTATATGATAACGAAGATCCACAAGAATTATTAGATAAGTATGCTGGTAAAGGAAAACTTGAAAAAACTAGAAAAGGTGAATGGACTACAAAAGAAGTTGTAAAAGTTGATCACAAAATAGGCGTAGATTATAATACAGGTAAAGAAGCAGAATGGATTAAAATTCATCATTCAAAAAAACGTACGCATATTGTTCCTCATATTCCTAAAGGAGATGATACTCATGTATAAAAAATTTTGGGGGAAAAATGTTGAAATAATAGATATTGATGGTAGAAAATGGATAGGCTATGTAGTAGGAATTGAGTCTCCTGCTGATTCAGATGATGATCAATGGTGGTTAGATGTAGAAGTGCCTGATCCGGGTTTTGAAACAGGTTTAGCAATATCAGAAAGTGAAATAAAACATATAAAAATTATTTAACATTCCGACCTGAGTAAGTCGTTAAACTGCTTTTTTTGTATGCAATCAATCAGCGTGGAGCGTTCCACGTAAAATAAAAACGATAGGAGAGATTGACATGAAACGTGAAGATTTGAAAAATTTAGGTTTGACTGATGAACAGATTGAAAAAGTAATGGCTGAACACGGTAAAGATATAACCAGTTTACAAGAAAAAGTAAATGGTTTAACTAATGAACGTGACGGTTTGAAATCACAACTTGATGAACGAGATCAACAGTTAGTTGATTTACAAAAGAATTCTAAAAACGTTGATGATTTAAACGAACAAATCAAACAATTACAATCTGACAATAAGAAAGCTAATGAAGAATGGCAAAATAAATTAGCTACTCAAACTAAAAATTTTAAAATCGAAACAGCATTACGTGAAGCAAAAGCTAAGAACGTAAAGGCAGTTTTACCATTTATTGACACAGAAAAAGTAACCGTTGATGGAGATAGTTTGAAAGGACTAGATGACCAAATTAAAGCTATCCAACAAAGTGATAGTTACTTATTTGAAGAAGGCAAACCAGAACCAAAGATTAACATTGGCGGTAAGTTTAATAATGGTGAAAACGGTGCTGATGGTAAAGTTGATCCAGTAGTTTCTAGCATTGCAGCACGCATGAAATCAATTTAGAAAGGATATGATATCACATGACAGTAGTATTAGATCAAAAAGATTTATTAAAGATTGATGAAGAGTTTGGAGCAGATTCTCAACTCTGGCAACCATTACAAGGCGGTGCTAAGTCTATCACAGCTGCAGACTTTACAGGAGTTAAGACAGTTCGTATTAACAAGATGGACGGTTTTGCAGATGCAGCAAAATATAAACGTAACCAAGACAATGCACGTAACAATGTTAATGTTACAAAAGAAACTCTTGAATTAACACAAGAAGATTGGATTGGGTATGACCTAGATCAATTGGATATGTCCGAAAACGGAGCTTACACAGTAGCTAATGTTGTTCGTGAACATAACCAACGCATTACAATTCCACACCGTGATAAATTCCTAGCTCAAAAAATTTATGACACAGCTAAGTCTGGTGGTAAGTTAGTAACAGATACAATTGATTCTAAGAATGCTTTAGCAGCATATGATGAAGTAGAATCCTACATGATTGATAATCAAATTCCTGGTGGCTGGTTAATGTTTGTTTCTACTAAGTACTACAAAGCATTAAAGAACGCTGATGGTGTATCTAAGACATTCTCTGTTAACCAACAACAAATTAACGGAATTAATCGTCGTGTTGCTCAATTAGACGGTGGAACACCAATCTTAACAGTTGCTAAAGATCGTATTCAAGGTTTAACAATTCCTGATACTGTGAACTTCTTAGCTGTTCCAACGTTTGCGATTGCTCCAATTGTTAAATACGATAGAGTGGATGTAATCTCTCCAGATAATGACCGTGCTGGTTATCGTTGGACAATTAAAGGATTATCCTACTATGACGCATTAGTATTTGAAAATGCTAAGAAATCTATTTATGTTGCAGCTGAAACAGCTACAACAGGTAGGGGTCAGTAAGGTGATGTAAATGGCTTATCTAACTTATGATGAATATGTTGAGCTTGGTTATAGGCTAGATGAAGATGTATTTAATAACCTTATAAAAGGTGCAGAACGTATCATAGATTTAGCCACAAATGATTTTTATAAGGTTCATGATATATTAGTCGATAAGTCAAAAAGACGCGTAGAAACGTTTAAAATGGCTATTTGTGAGCAAGTAGATTTTATGCATGCAACTGGTATTAATAAGAGTTATGATTTAGCTCAAAATGAATTTACCAGTATCACAGTAGGTAGATTATCTTTAAGTCCTGCTGGCAATGTAGGAGCAACTATGAAGAATGGTTTATGTACAGAAGCATATAATCTATTAGGAAGATATGGTTTGTTATATCGAGGTGTACACAGATGATACCTAGAATTGATAGAAGATTATGTAATCAAAGTGTTACTTTAAAGATTCCAGTAGGTGAATTGGATAAATATGGTAAGCAAAAAACAGAAGAAGTTGAGGTAAAAAATGTACTTGTACAACCACAAACAATCTATTCAGGCGATAGCAATAATCGTAAAATTACGGCTAATGCTATTGTCTTTTTGTTTGCCAAAATTTCTAATCCGTTACCTAGATTAGATAGGGATAGCGTTGGAAATAAGTTAATCTTTGAAGGTAAGGAATACACAATTACTAATATTGTAGATAATCGTGAGCCTTACAGTAATGATGTTTATTCTTATGAATTGGAGGTGTTGTAATGGCAATAGTGGTATCAGTTCATGGTAAAGGTTTTGATCGTTTTTCTGAGAAAGCTTTAAATCGTGGACTTTATAATTTCACTAATCAAATGGCAATGGATATGGATAAGTTCGTGCCATTTAAGCAAGGTAATTTATCAAGGTCAGTCCATGTGCAAGATAACCATGTTACCTATACAACACCTTATGCCAAAGCTCAATTTTATGGATTTATTAACGATCATCCAATTACTCACTGGACAACAAGTGAACATCCGCAAGCAACATCTAGATGGGATTTAAAAGCAAAGAGCTTATATTCTAATAATTGGGTTAGGGTATTTAAAAAAGGTTTACTTGATAGAAAGGTAGTTGAATATCATGGACCTAAAGGATAGATTGACAGACTGCATTAACGATAATGTAGATTTGCCAGTTAAATTGTATCAGTCGTATATGACTAATAAAACAAGTCCAGAATTACGTATATATGACTTGCCATCAACAGTAATTGATGAAGATTATGCAGGCAATCGAACAGAAGAATTTATCTTTGAAATTGCAATGCATAGTAATGATGAAGAACTGATTAATCAAACGTTGTGGAATATATCGAAGTATATTTCAGAATATGATTTTAATTTGGTTAGTCAGAATGATAGTTTTAGTTTTAATAAATTAGAAGTAACAACATTCCCACATATCGTGTCAGCAGATACTGAGGGTAATGTTGTTTATTTATTTGATTTTAAAATCACAGTTGATACTTATAAGGAGAGTGATTAATCATGGCAGAAGCACCAGAAAAAATTGGTTCTTTTATTCTTAACCATAAAGTAAAAATGGAAATTGATACTGCAGGCAATAAGGATATGTCTGCTTTAGCGAGTGCTAAATGGGCTCGATTAGCTGCAGGTATTAACAACGTAACACCAGCAGAAAACGATACAACAACAAATGATGAATATTATGATGGAGAAGGCTTTGGTACATCTGATGTAACATCCAAGCGTTATCAATTCACTATTGCTGGCCACCGTTTAAATGGAGATCCTGCTCAAGATTATATTGCAAGTAAACAGCTAGAAATTGGAGATTCTTTAAAGACCTTATTTAAGTTCACTTATCCAGATGGATCTTACATTGTTGGTGTAGTTACATTAACAAACATTCAAGCAACCGGTGGTGCTCCAGGTGCTAAGCAAACATTTAGTGTAGTTCCTGTATTTAACGGAAAGCCTAAATATGTTAGTGCAGAAGACGCTAAAAAAGAACAAAGCGGATCAACATTATAAATAAAATAAACAGAGACGAGTAATGTGAAACGATTGGAGGAAATAAAATGCCAAGTATTAATTTAGATGAACGATTAAACCTAGATACTAAAGTAGATGTTACAGTAGCCGAGAAGAAATATTCTTTAGTTTTGAATGATGAATTATCAGTTAAAATCTCAGATGTTCAACTTGAATTAAGCAAACGAATTGAAGATTTAACTGACATGCCAGAAGAAAAGTTTAAAGAAATGTCGTTAGATGAACGTAAAAAATTAGTGGTTGATACTATGCATGATGGACGTGAAGATATCTTTAAGGCTATGGATAGAATCTTTGGTACTGGTGAAGGTAAACGAATTTACGATTACTATAATCAATCTACTAGAGCAATCAGTAAAATTATTGCTGCAATTGATGATGTTTTAAATGACAAATTAAAAACTAATAAAAATCGTAAAGAAAGACGTGCAGAAAAATATACTAAGAAAAGCCGTGGTTAGTCATGTTATCTTTGACTGAACCATTAAAAAGTTCATATACGTATCAAGACAAAGAATATCAAATAGATTTGAGTTTTGATAACGTGATTAGGATGTATAACTTACTTGAAGATGATACTTTTCAAGATGCAGAAAAAATTGTAATTGCATTTGAAATGTTTTTTGGTTTTGAACCTAAAGACGCTGAATTTGCTATGAAAGCAATTGATGAAATTACAGGTTATATATCTAAGTCTGCTTATGGAAATGATCCTGTTGAAAGTGATGTAGTTTCAAGTGAAGTTAATACTCAGAAATTATTCTCTTATACACAAGACGCAGGTGCAATCTATGCAAGTTTTAAACAACAATACAATATTGATTTAATTGCAGAGCAAGGAAAAATGCACTGGGATATATTCAAAGCTTTATTTGATGGCTTAGATGAGAATACTTATTTTAGAAAAATCTTAGATATACGCAGAAAAGATGTCAGTGATTTACAAGGTAAAGAATTGACAAGTGCAATAGAAGCACAGAATTATTACGAACTTGATGAAAATAAAACAGTTGAAGCACAAGAGGCAAAAGTAGCCAGCTTTGCAGATTCATTGAAAGCTTTAGCTCAGTCTTAGAAAGGAGGTTAATCAATGGCAGCAGATAGTACAGTTAATATTGATGTTGTTTTAGGTGGTAAAGATAAGTTCATTTCTGATACTAAAGAAATTAATGATATTGTAAAAAATATCGGTAAAGATTCAGGAAATGAATTGGAAAAAGATTTGTCTGATAATTTGGATAAATCTAAGACCAAAGCTAAACAAACCCATGATGATATTGAAAAAGAATTTAAAGATCCTATTAAGTCAAAATTTGATGCTGATGATAAACCTTTAAAACGTAAGACTGAGGAAGTCGAAACTAAGTTACGTAAAGTGCCTAAAGAAGTTATTACCAAGATAACAGCAGACGCAAAGGAACAAGGAATTGATAATTTTGACAAATTACTAAAAAAATTACCTAAGCAAGTCAGAACAGAATTACTGACCAAAGCACAAAAAGGTGAAGTTATTGATTATGAAAAATTATTAAAAAAAGTTCCTTTGAAAATTCTTACTAAGGCTGAATTAAATGACAATGCTAGTCCTAAATTAAAAGAACTACAGACTAATACAGAGAATACTGAGCATAAATTCAAACGATTAAAAGAAACTATGCTTGGTGTTTTTGCAGGTAATCTATTAACTGCAGGTGTTGGAATGGTAGCAGGCAAGTTAAAAGACTTAACTGGTGAAGCTATCAAAGCATCTGATGCTATGGATAAATTTAGGTCAACAATGAAATTAGGTGGCTTTGGTTCTGAAGAAATTAATAAAACAGCTAAAGAAGTTCAAAAGTACGCTAATGATACAGTTTACGAGCTTAATGATGTCTCAAATACCACAGCTCAATTAGCAGCAAATGGTATCAAAGACTATATGGGATTAACTGAGGCAGCCGGTAACTTGAACGCTCAAGCTGGTGGAACTAAAGAAACATTTAAATCTGTAGCAATGGTAATGACCCAAACTGCTGGAGTTGGTAAATTAACCACTGAAAACTGGAACCAGTTAACGGATGCTATTCCTGGTGCATCTGGCAAATTGCAAGAAGCCATGAAGAAGAATGGTGCTTATACTGGTAATTTCCGTGATGCAATGGAAAAAGGACAAATAAGTGCTAAAGAGTTCAATAAGGCTATTAGTCAATTAGGTATGACTAAAGCTGCTAGAGAAGCTGCAGCAAGTACTGCTACATTTGAAGGTGCTATTGGAAATTTAGAAGCGGCTGTTGTTACAAGCATTAGTAATATTATCACAGAGCTAGGTAAAGCTAATTTTACTGGAATCATTAATACAACAACTAAGTGGGTAGAAAATCTAGGTACAACAGTTGGTAAATTCTTACATGATAATAAAGATGAAATAGCTGAATTACTGAAAAATCTTGGTAGCATAGCCTCGATTATTGGTTCTGCTGTGTGGGATACTTTTAAAGGTATTCTTAATATGATTGCTGATGCTTTAGGTGTTACACACGATAAAGGTGATAGTGCTAGTGATGTTTTAGACGAAATAAATGATATTTTAGAAACCATCATTGACCATAAGGAAGACTTAAAAACATTTATTAAAGTCATGTTAGGACTATTTGTTGCCAAAAAAGCATGGGATATGGTTGCTGCTTTAACCAGTTACTATAAAATTCTAAAAGATATTATAGGATTAGGTGGATTAAGTGGACTGGCTAAGGGTATAGGAGTAGGCGCTAAAGGTGGTAAATTAGCTACTACTGCTGAAGAAGTTGCAGAAGGTGGGGTAAAAGCCACTAGTGCAAGTAAAGTAGGTAGATTAATTGGTGTAGGTGCTGATAAATTATTTGGTATTCAGCGTGGTAGCCAAGAAGTAGCTGAGGCAGTTGCAAAATCTACTGTTGAAAAAGTTGGACCAAGAACAATAGCTAATGGTGCTAGAACTGCTGCACAAGTGGGTCAACGAACAGCAGTAAGAGCAGCAGAGAAAGGTATCATTGCAAGAACAGCATCTAGAGTCCCTGTAGTTGGTTCTTTAATTGCTGGTGGTACTGAATTAATTGGTATTAACAAGAAAAATAAAAATGAAAAAATTGGTAGAGCAGTTGGAGCAACTGGGGGAACCGCAGCTGGTGGTGTTGCTGGAGCTTGGATTGGTGGAGCGATTGGTTCTATTGTTCCTGGTGCTGGTACTGCTGTAGGTGCCGGTGTTGGTAGTTTAATTGGTTCTACTGTTGGAGGAATGTTTGGAGCTAAAGGCGGTGGCTCAATTGGTAAGAACTTTACCAAAATTAAGAAAGATACAGGTAAGGTTTTTGATGAGTTAAAAACAAGTATATCTAAGAAAGTAGCTGGTATTGGTAAAGGGATAGCTAGTGGATTTGGAAAAGCTATTGGTGGAATAAGTAAAGTTTTCAACAAAATCAAGAAACCTGTTTTAAAAGTATTTGATTCTTTGAAAAAAGGATTACAGAAGGCTGCTAAAGGAATTACGGTTGTAGTGTTAGCTCCATTTGTCTTATTAACTGCTGCAATTATAAAAATCTGGAAAAAGATAGAAAAGCCAGTTATGAAAGTAGTCAACAGTCTTAAAAAGAATATTGAAAAAGCTTGGAATCCTATTGCTAAAACCACAAGTAAGGTATGGAATGGGATAGCTAAAACAGTCTCTAAAGCTTGGAATAGCTTGAGCAAAGTTGTATCTAAGGGAATAAATGCCATTGTAAAGGTTGTAAGTAAAGCTTGGAATGGGTTAGAAAAAATAACCAGCAAGACTTGGAATAGCGTTAAAAGTATCATAATTAGTATTGTTGAAGCTATTTGGAAACCACTAAGCAAAATTTTTGGCAAGATTTTTGATATTGTTAAGGATACTTTTGATGATATTTTTAAGATAACTAAGCGTATTTGGGATAGTATTTTAGACAAGATTTCAGATATTTTAAGTGGAGTTTGGAAAGCTATTAAGAATAAGTTTGATGATATAAAAGATACTATTTCAGGAGTTTTAGATACGATTAAATCTAAGTGGGATAGTATTTGGGACGGAATCAAACAGAAAGTATCTGATATTTGGGATAGTGTTAAAAGTATAGTTCATGATGGTGTAAAAGCTATCGGTGATTTCTGGAATACAGGTGCTAATGGATTAGAAAAAGTAGCAGGTTTCTTTGGTGCTAAGATTTCAATTCCTAAGTTCAAACAAGGTAGTTCTGGTCCAGTAGCTAGACCAATGTTAGCAATGGTAAATGACCAAGAAGGACCACTACATAGAGAAGCAATCTTTAGACAAAATGGCAAAGTTGAAATACCAGAAGGACGTAATGTATTAACTATGTTACATCCTGGTGACGCAGTTATGCCAGCTAAAGAAACAGCTGAAATGTTTGGTATACCTAGATTTGAAGGTGGCTTTGGTAATTGGTTCGGTAAAGCCTGGAATTATGCATCTTCAAAAATCAGTAAATTAGAAGATATGATTGACGATAAGATAGATGCTATTACAGATGCACTAAGCGATCCACTGGGAACTTTATTAAAGATATATTCAGCTGGAACTAATACCGCTAAATCATTTTGGCACGATTTTGGAGATTCAGGAGCTAAGAAAATTCCACATTGGGGAGAAACTTGGTTTAAGAACTTACTTACAAAATTAAAAGATAAGCTAGATGAAATTGGTGGAGATGGTCCTGTTAGTGAATCTTTAATTAAAAGAGCTGCATCTAAAATGCATGTAAGTGTTAGTGCTGGAGACATTGCTCATATCTTAAATGTTATCCAACATGAATCTGGTGGAAATGCCAGAGCTATTAATCTTTGGGATAGTAATGCTAAAGCAGGTCATCCTTCAAAAGGTATTTTGCAATTTATAGATAGTACATTTATGCATTATGCTATGCCAGGACACCATGATATTTATAAGCCTTTTGACCAACTTCTAGCAATGTTTAACGATACTACTTGGAGAAGAGATTTAACTTTAGGTGGTTGGGGTCCATCAGGTGGTAGAAGATACGCTGATGGTGGTTGGGCTGATAAACCATCTATTTTTGGTGAAGTTGACGGAGAACCAGAGATTGCTATTAATCCTGCAAGAAATACTGCTGATAATCATATTGTAGAAGCTATTAAAGCCAGAGCTGCTAAAAATCCTAATGGTATGAGCGCTAAATTAAATCGTATTATTCAAGCTGGTAGGTATGATGGTTCAATGATTGCTCCATCTACTAATATTAGTAATATTTCAAATAACCACATCAGCAGAAAAAGTAAGCTAGATTTAAGTGGAGATTTGAAAATAGATGTTGTAATGGATTCAAATACAATTGCTAATGCTACTTACTCTAAGTTAGAAGCAATTAGAGCTAGAAGAATTATTGTTAATGGATATGGAGGTGCTATTTAATGACAAGTACAGTTGTGATAACTAAACTTGATGGAACAACCTATGATTTAAATGAGTTAGGTTTTCATGTTAAGAAATTTGATGTTCCATATCCTAATTTTCAGTACACATTCCAGTCAATGAGTACTTATCATAATTTATTAGTAGATAAGGTAGTTCAACAAACTACAATCTCATTAGTTTTGGATATTACCGCTAATGATACCAATGATTTTGAGTTGCAGAAATTAAAATTAAGAAGAATTTTAAGCTCAAATGAAGAGTTTTATGTTCAAACAATGAGAATGCCATTTCTAAGATGGAAAGTTGTTGCTGATACTTTTACTCCTGCACAAAACAATTCATTTTGGAGAGCGTCAGATGTACAGATTAATTTAGAATGTACTGAATCATATGCTGAGACTGTAGCAACTACACTAACTCCTATGAATGCTACAAGTGGATTGTGGGGCTTTGGATTAGAGATACCTAGCAAGAAAAAGTTAGAGTATGAGTTTAACAATCAAACTGAATTTGATTTCATAAATTTGGGTATCATTCCTTTAAAAGCTGATGAAAGACCAGTAAGAATTATTTTTAAAGGAAATGCAAACAATTTAAAGATAACCAATACTACAACCAATCAAAGTTACTCTATTAGTGGAAGTTTGAGTAAGAATGATACTTTAGAGATTGTAGGGCTTGTCCCTATTATTAATGGCTCACAAGCTTATGGCAGATGTAATCATGCTTACCTAGATTTTGTGGTTGGTAAAAATCATTTGAGAATTGAAGGAAGTTCAGATTTCAACATAAAATTTGATACTAGATTTTATTATTAAGGAGTGTAGAAAATGTTATTCGTTCAAAATATCAATGGAGATCAGACAGCTTTCAAAGCTGATAATGTACAAATTACAGATACATTAGGACAATATCCAACATTATCTTTTACATTTGTCGAAACTCCAGAAAATGAAGTTGCAGCTCAAATGATGATACCTTTTACAATTATTGAAGTACCAGAAAATAAGCAGAGATATAGAATAGTTACTAATAATCCAGTATCTCTAGGGAAGGTTAAACAGTATTCAGTAACGGCAATTCATATTGCTAAAGACTTACATAACAAATATGTAGATGAGAGATTAGAGAATACTCAATCTTTAAAATCATGTTTAGATTTGTTAGTTAAGGATACGCAAGTTAAGTATATACTACATGATAATTTTGATAATTACGCTTTTTCTGAAGGCTTTGGTGGTGGCTATGCTGATGATTTGCTGATGCAGAATTTAGCAAGTGATTTTGGTTTTGAATTTTATTTTGATAACTATACTATTCATATTCAAAAGAAATTAGGAACAAAAGAGTCTTTTTTGTTTATAGACAATGCTAATGTTTCAAAGATAAGTTATAACGAAGATTATTCAACAATAACAACGTATATCAAAGGTCAAGCTAAGCCAATAGTTCAAGAAACATCAGATGAAACAAGTAGTGGTTCTAGTTCAGGTGGTTCTTGGGGTTGGCCATTTCCATCAGTAGGTGAAGGATCTTTTATGCAAGCTCAAAGATTTGGCTATGATGGTGGTTTTAGACCTAATTCATTTCATGACGGTTTAGATTTTGGCTCAGTAGATCACCCAGGAAGTGAAGTCCATGCAGTGCATGGTGGGAAAGTTATTATCAAGTCCTATATGGGTGGTTTAGGGAATTATGTTGTTATACATTCAGATGATGGTTACAACATAGTTTACCAAGAAGCTTTTTCTAGTATGTCTAACATAAGAGTAAACGTTGGTGATGTGGTAAAAACAGGAGATATAATTGGTTATCGTAATACAGACCATCTCCACATAGGGATTACTAAAGTCGATTTTAATACTGCTGTAGGAAAATCATTTACCAATGATGGAACGTGGCTTAATCCACAAGAAATTATCAGAAATGGTATAGCTAATAATAACTCTGAAAGTAGTGTTGACCAACCAACTGAAACAGTTGAAGAAGATAAACCTACTGAGTATGAGATACACTCTGAATATTTGTCTCCATTGGTTGAAAAAGCGCATTGGCCAAAAGTAGAAGCCGAACCAATTACTGATGATAATATCACTGATGAGAATACTTTAACTAACAAACTAAAAGCAAGCATCCATGATTACCCAGATATTGAATACACTTTAGATTATGCTAACTTCAAGTATAATTCAGTTAAATTCAATAATGATATTAAAGTAGGTAATTACGGTTGGTTAAGAGATAGATTTGGAATTGATGTTGAAGTAAGAATTAACTCGTATACTTGGTATCCACAAAATAAGCAGGCAGATACTGTTACGTTTGGTAATAAGAGATTTGATCCAGTTGAGTGGCAAGTTAGAAATCAAAAAGCATTTGAGAGAAATAAGAAGTTAGGTGAAACATTGAGAAATCAAATTGTTAAAGTACAAGGAAATATGATGTCTCAAGATAAGTGGAATTCAAAATTCAATGAAATTAATAATTCATTCATTAATAGTAATAAAGAAATTTTAAAGCAATTTGAAGATATAAATACAAGATTGGATAGCATTGAAAAAACTGGAAAAGAAGAAGGTGGTAGTGATGGAACATCTGAACCTTGATGATATTGGTTTGACTGATAGAGTTCAGTATAACACAGCGGTTGCTAATTTTAATCAAATTCAGCGTACTGTTAATAGCAATACTGATGAGATTAAGAGTGAATTAGATAGCAAAGCTAATTTGCATGATATTAATGATAAAATAGACGCTTTAAATGAAGATTGGAAGGCAAGGCTAAAGCGTGTAACTTTAGGTACTGATGAAGAAACGATTGAGAATATAGTGACGAAAATTTTAATTGAGAAAGGAGTAATCTAATGGCTCAAATATTGAAATATGTGATTGGTAAAGATTACAGGCCTTTGACTGCTTTAGAGGCTAAGGGTGGTAATACTTTTACGCCTGACTATGATAAATCTAACTGGGTGCAAGCACGTCAGTATGAGGACAGTTTGAGACAAGTTTTTGTTGAGATTACCAACGAAGACGGTTCTGCCTATGATTTAACAGGAGCTAATGTCCTATTTGAAGGTATTTTGCCAGACAACGAACACAAGATTTTGGATAACTCTCATGCTGTATTTTATGAAGATCCAACAACTGGTAAGTTCCGTTTTGATATGCCAGCACAATCTTTTAGCGTAGCCGGGCAGTATAAACAAGCATTTTTCCGGGTGATGAAAGATTATCGTAATATTGCCACACTTGAATTTAAGTTTGAAGTACTGGCTGATATGGTTGTTACTGGCTTAGTTCCTAGAGATTATATCAGCCCGTTAGATGACTTGTTTAACACAATCAAGGAAACTGAAACTAAAAATGTAGCTGAATTGAAGAAGATTGTTGATGATAAGGTTGCGGAAATTACTAACTTGATGACTACCTTAAATCAAACTAATACAGCTACTTTGAGTGAGTTGAATAGTGCTAAAACAGCATTAGGGACTTTAGAAGATAAGATTAAACAAGATGGGATTTTCACTCAAGGTGAGGCAGAAGAATTTAAGAAATCAATTTTGATAAAAATGGTAACAGCTGACAGCCTGGAGGAATTACTTTACGGATACAAAATCACAATCGTACACAATCAAAAAGACTATCCTAAACCAACAGTTTTCTACTATGAAAATGCGATTGGTACTGAAATCGGCGGTTTAGGTGCTGGGTCATTTGGTGAAACGTTAACCAAGTTAGTTCCTTGTGAGGCAGAATATACGGATAATAATTCAATCGTTGTCCGTATACCACGTAATTTCTACATGGATACTAAACCATACTACAAATATGGAGATTGGTATTTAGGGAGTGGCAATAAAACAATTAAGATTAGTCTGGGTAATGTTGATGATAGTGCTGCTAAAGCTGGAGATGGTAAAGGCAGCAGTCATTTATAGTACAGGCTATTTTAATTATCCAACAGCTCTAAGTGATTTAAGGGCTATTTATTTTAACAATAAAGAAAGAAGGAATAGTAATGGCAATAAATTTTGAACCTATTTTTTCTGAAATGCAAAGCGGACCAGAAAAAATTAAAGAAAACTTTGATAAAGTTAAAACTATTGATGATGGAGTAACAGCTTTAAACCAAAAAGATACAGCTAATTTTAAAATTGGTAAATTTATTGGTGGTGGAGCTAGTGGTAACGTAAGCCTAAACGGTGTAGGGCAAGGAATGCATATAGTTGGTTTATGGGACCAAATGTCAGATAGTTCATGGCCAAAATCTTTACAAAATAGAAAATCATTTTGGGGATCGTTAATACAGTGCGGAGATGAGAGTGGAAATATTGCTACACAAATATTAATTTTAGCAAACCTTGGCTCTATTTATTTTAGATCTTATGTAGATCATACTTGGAAAGAATGGACCAGAATTGATGGACAAAGAGACCAATAGAGGAGGGAAACAGATGTTAATTTTTATTTACGATAAAGAAACAAAAAGATATATGTATCCAGTAAGTGATTATCCAGATAATTATGATTTACCAGCTAACGCTACAACAGTAAAACCGGTAGATAGTAATGGTGTTGGCTTGTATGATCCAACTTGGAACAAAAACACAAATTCTTGGGATAGTTTGACGGAAGAAGAATGGAAGGGAAAATACACCATTCCAGAAGTTAAACCAGTTCCAACTCAAGAAGAACAAGCTGCAGCACAACAAATGTTAGCAGTAGCTGACTTACAAGGAAAAGTTGTTACTCTAACTTCAACAGTGGATAAATTAAGTAAGTCTAATAACGAACTAAATGCAACTTTGGCACAAATTATGTTACAAAACGCAACTAATGCAAAAAATGGAGGTAAATAAAATGAGATATAGCTATGATATTGTAAAACGTTTCTATGATTTAGGATTATTCACAAAGGAAAATGTGCAACTTTTTGTTAGAGTAAACTATTTTACACAAGAAGATTACTATAAGATGTTTCCAGAAGATAAGTCTGCTGAAACAACTACATCAACACAACCAACAGTAGCTCCAACAGCTTAAAATAACGAAAGGGTGGGTGGGTAGGAATAGTACAGCGAAAGCAGGTGAGTATATGTGCATTCATTATTAGGATATTCGTGGGCGGAGATAGCGTCGATACTAGCGGTAATTTCCGTCCTTTTTAGTGGAATTTATTGGCTGATTAGACATGGTGCTAAGGTTCTTAACAATGCGATTAGTGCGGGAACTTTCCCATTGCAACAACAATTCAAGGAATTAACCAATACAATCAAACAACTTAACGGAAATTTTGAAGAAGAACATAAAAATTTAAAAAGATTAGAGCATGAAGTAGAACAACACGATAAAGCTATCATTCTTCATGAAGAAAAAATTAAACGGTTGGAGGAGAGAAAATGAAAAAAGTATTATTCGATAAAGACGGTAAGTTAAATCGTAAGACAGTAACATCATTAGTAGTATTGTTACTAGTATTGCTTCAGCAATTATGTGCAATTTTTGGGCTTAAATTTACAGGAGATACGGGACAAATCATGAACCTTGTAAATACAGTTTTAACTATTGGCGGTATTTTAGGTTTAGTTGACGGAACAACAGTTGATGTTGATACAGTCAATACGATTGAACAAACAGCAAATAAAGCTTTAAAACTTGCGAAAATAAGCAATGATACTCCTAAATCTTTAGCAGAAACGATTGATAAGGATGGTAATGTAAAATAGGAGGTAGTATCGTGAAGAAAAAGAAAATATTAATTACTTTAGCAACGTGTGCAGCGTTGCTTTTTTCTGTGCAGTTAAACACTCCAAGTGTTCAAGCAGCTAGAGGAGAACATGGCGTTGATGCAGCTATTTTCCAAGGAGCAAGCGGTAAATGGGGTTACGCCAGAGATAAATTTATGATATCTCAAATTGGTGGTACCACAACTGGCTGGAACTTGTACGATCAATGGACTTATTCAACACAAGTATCTAGCACGATTGCACAAGGTAAGCGAGCACACACTTACATCTGGTGGCAAAATGTAACTTCAAATAGTCAAGCAGATTATGTATTAAATTATTTCTTGCCAAAAATCCAAACTCCAAAAGGTTCAATTGTGGCTTTAGACGTTGAATCTGGTTATCAGAATACACAAGCAATTGCTCATGCTATCCAACGAATTAAAGACGCTGGATACACACCAATGGTTTATGGATACAAGAATTACTTAGTTAATAATACTGATTTGAGTTATCTATCTACTTTGTGCCAATTGTGGTTGGCTGAGTACCCTAACTATGCTGTAACTCCAGAACCAAACTACAATTATTTTCCAAGTTTCAATAACATTGGTATTTTACAATTTACTTCAACTTATGTAGCTGGTGGATTAGATGGGGATATTGATTTGACTGGTATTACTGACAGTGGCTATAAGAACGGTAATCCAGAGAAGCCTAAGACACATACTCCAGCAGTAGATGCAGGTATCAAAGCTGATAACACACCGAAGAAGGAAATTACTAAAGGTTACACTGTTAAGGTAAATTATTCTGCTAGTCGTTGGGCTACAGGTCAATATATACCAAGTTTCATCAAAGGAAACTCTTATAAAGTTATTCAAGTATCTGGTAATAGAGTGTTGCTAGACGGTGTTATGTCATGGATTAACAAGTCTGATGTTGAAATTCTACAAACAACAACTCCAATTCAATCTAACAATACTAGTTACTATACTGTAAGATACGGAGATACTTTAAGCGGAATTGCCTATAAATATGGAGTAAATGTATATACTCTAGCCCGTAACAATGGTATCAGTAACATTAACTGGATCTATCCAGGACAACGATTAAAGATTACAGGGAATGTATCTAATCAACGAACATACACAGTACGTTACGGCAATACTTTATCTGGTATTGCTTATCGTTATGGTGTAAACGTGTATACACTAGCCCGTAACAATGGTATTAGTAATATTAATTGGATTTATCCTGGACAAAAATTGAATATATAGTATAATTTGATTATTGATGGATTGTTCCTTCAATTTTTAATTTTTTTAACATATTTACAAAAGCTCACCTTTATTGGTGGGCTTATTTTTTTGCACTTTTTTCATCAAAAAAATTAATGTAAAATGGTATCTAAAGGTGGAATGCAAGATGAACAATGTAAGCTATGATAACGAAGAGTTATTATCAGAAGTAAGACAAGATATGGCTGAATTTGGTAAAGATTTGCAAGTTATTGCTATCTACTCAATTTTTCCAGAAGATCCAGATAAATACTACATAACTGATTACATTTGGGGAGAGCCAGTGCATGATAGTAATATGGATATTTACGAAGAAGAGCTTGAGATACACAAGAAGGAACTTGAAACAATTAAGTTTACCAAACATGAAGAGATGAATATCGAAGAACTGTATACTAAGCTTCTGGAACAAGCTAAAACTATATAATAATTTTAATAGTCCTAAATTATAGGACTTTTTTTATATTTTATGTTAACTTTGACGTTAAAGTGTGTTATAATATATTTGTTAGTTAAAGAAGTTAAAAATTGGAGGAACAAAAAATGAGCAAGAAAAATTTAATGAAGCAAGCGCATAAGCTTGCTAAAAAAATTGTAGAAAAGGTGGGCGATTATATAATCGCCTTGAAATTAGCCCTTAAGAAAGTTTGGGCTATGGCTAAAGCAGGACGAAAGAAAATGAGTGATACTGCATTTAAGAGTGCATTATATGAATTAACTCATCAAAAGAAAGAATATAATGGACCAGAGTTCTTCTGGTTGGATAGCAAAGGTATTCCAGTTTGGTTAATGGATAACAATCTAGACCAAACAGAATTGTGGGGAGCTCAATTAGCATACAACATGTATGCAGAGCGTGAAACTGAAAAAGCAGCATTAATTGTTTTCGAAACAGATTTCGGAAACATCACAATGTGGGCTCCAAAGTCTGTAATTAAGGGATTTTAATAAAAAAGGAGAAATTAAAAAATGATAAACGAAAAAATAACAGTCAAGTATTTTGTAAGAAAGGATAATCATAAAGTTGGTTTCAGTTACTATGAAATAGCTGAACCAAATGAAAAACCTTATCTTGTGGACGCTTATGAACTTGAAGATGAGTTTACTGCTTTTACTAATAAAGGCAAAGTAAGCAAACCACAACGTAATAAATACGAAGAAGTGAACGAAGAAGCTGAACGTAAATTACAAGAACGTTTAGCTTTGAAAGCACAAACTGCTATAGATTTGCCTAGAGCTATTGAATTAGCTAAGGTAGTCGATGAAGCTTTCAAAGACAAGATGGGTGATCTATTCGTAGAATACGATTATGTTGAAGAAGGAGACTTTGACGATAGTAAAACACCAGGCTGGGTTACTATCAAAGTTAAAAACAGCCACTCCAACTGGTATCAAGATGTTGATAATGCACCATCAATGTATTATTACCAAGTACCAGTTAAAGTTGAGAAAGAAGCTAGAGAACTACAAGCAATTCGCAAGAAGCATCAAGACGATGATACCTTTAGCTTTTGGAAATGTGACTACTATAAGCGTGAAGTTAGAGTAGCAGATCATCCTAACTATTAAAGGAGAACATAAAAAATGATGAAGTTAATTAAAGGCAGGAAGTATAATACTGATACTGCTAAACTCATTGGAGTTGTTGGTGAACAACAAAAACTGTATAGCAAACGTACAGGAGAATTCTTTCTGTATTTTGTTGATAAAAAAATAGTTCCATTGAGTTTTGACAAAGCAGAAAAAATTGTAAAAGAGAAATTAGACAAAAAAACTTATGACAATCTTTTTAATAAGAATGGAATAGAAAAAGTAACGTTGTTGCTTGATAGCAAAATTGTTCAAGATGCTAGGAACGAAGCAGTAGCAAGAAACATAAGACTAAATACTTTAGTTGAAGAAGCAATTTGCGAATACTTAAATTTAAAAAACGTTTGACAAAAAACAAACTCCACTCAAAAGGTGGAGTTTTTATTTTGAATACGACTTGAATACGTTTGTCGGCAAACCACAGAAAATTACAGAAAACTAAAAAATGTATTTTGTGTTAAAATGCTAGTTACAGAAAGCCTTGGAAAAGCTCAAAAAATAGCACATTTAAAATTGAAAGTTAGT